TCATCCTTCAAAGCTTCTTGGTTAAATCCTAAAAATCTATAGGCCTCTTTTCTTATATCCTCATCATCATCCTCTAAAGCTTCTTGGTTAAATCCTAAAAATCTGTAAGCTTCTAGTCTTATTGCCCAATGCTTATCATTAAAAGCTTCTTTGGTAAACCCTAAAAATCTATAAGCTTCTAGTCTTATGAACCAAGGCTTCTCATCATTTTTTTTTAATTCACTATATTTTTTCATATTACACCTATTTTCTTTAGTTTATCAGTTGGTACTTTTTTAATTAACATTTATTATTTCATCTTTTTTAATTATTTCGCACAGCGTATTGATAACCTTATTCATCGTATCAATATGACTAGTGCCATTTAATTTATACCTCAAATAATTAAAATTAACCAAATTGTCATCTGATAACCTTAATTGTATAAAATCTGTTTTTTTTATTTTCATTTTCTATTTTTATCCTTGTGTTATTTTGTAAATATTTCTATTTTTATTGTCTACAACTGTAGACCCTGTTAATCCAATTCTGTTTTTAGCAATTGAATGGGTTGAACATTGCCAAAGTATATATTTTTTTTCATCTGAAAAAACTTTTTTGCCATCATCCATAATCTTAATATCATCATACAGCCTAAGAACAAAGTCAGCTTTAACTTTATAAGCTAAAAATGACCTATCGTTTAAATTGATTTGGTAACTATCAAAAGGCTCCTTATTTGGCATAGAAATAGGTTTTATTTTTTCATGTGCTAAAAATATAATATCAATCTCATGTTTTTCTTTAATTGCAACACACGCGTTGACTATTTTTAAAGTATTTTGAGTTAAAAGCTCGTATCCTTTTCCCCATCCTAAATCCGTCAATGATGTTATATTATTGGTGGTAAAAATATCTTTTATTATTAATTCCTCAAGAACTGTAATTGAATCAATAACAATAGTGCCAATTTCAAGGCTGTCAGCTTTGTATAATTCTGTTAGCCATGTCACAACATCATTATAATATTTTATAACTGTTGGCGTTGATTGTGCATCAGGGTATAATTTGTTTAAAGATTTTAAACCATCATCCAAATTGATAAAAAAAGGATTTTTAAAAGTTGCTGCTAATGTTGTTTTACCAACTCCAGCATCACCATAGATGACAATGAAATTACCTTTTTTATCGTCATCAACTTTTTTCATTGTATTTAACAAACTCATTTTTATTAGCTCCTTTTTATTTTATTTAAATTATATTTTTAATTGAATGAAATGCACTAGTTGCGTTTCCTGTTAATTGTCTTTGCCATGCTCCGATTGATGGCGACCATTTAAAAGCTTTAGATTTTAATTTTTTTATTACTTCACTACCTGGTTTTTCATTAAATAATATTTGCAAACGCATTGCATCAGTATTTTGAACAACTGTATAATGACCAAAATCAATCGGTGTATTATCAAAAGTTTTAATTTTTTCAATTGATGAAATTCTATCAATGCAATTTTTAATTTTTGCATTATTGTTTGTTAAGCTAAAAGATTTAAATCCTTCAGGTTCAGACTCTAAAATATTTTTAGCAATTTCTGAGCTTATTCCAGCATCTAAAAGATTTTGTAATTTGTCACCTTTCTTTTTTAAAGTTTTATTTACAATTTTCATTGTGTTTTGATTTTCTTGCAATGTCTTCAGTTTTTCTTGTAACTTTTCTAAAACATCATCATCATTAGATTTTATTATATTACTTTCTATTTTTTCTTCTGTTACTTTGTCGTAATAATCGCGTAATTTAGACATTGCTTTTATTTCACTTTCAAAAGCCTTATTATTTCTAGATATTGGAAAATTAGCACCTCCTGTTATCATTGGAGACATACACCTAGAACGCCTTATAAGCCAATCTACAAACATATTATCATATTTTGTAGTATCTATACCTTTTTCAATTAAAACAGCTACAGATTGCTCATAATCAGCTAAATAAGTTTCAGCTCTTCGCTCTGGTGAGAATGAAGTACCGCCAAAAGCTCTAAGTGCCATTTTGTAATGCTTATGATTTTTATAATCTATCATTTTCTAAATGCCTTTAGTTGGTAATTGAAAGCCCTTTTCGTGGCTTCGTTTAATATTCTTGTTTGTTTTGATACAAACATTAGCGTTATTTTTTTAAGCATATTTAGCTCCTTTTTTATTTTATTTTATTTTATTTTATTTTAATTGCTATAGGGCTTAACTCAATGCTTATTTTATCAGTAATAAAAGAAGGTAGCGTGTGTAATAACTCCTTGTATGCTTTAGCATTCAAAGATATTGTTTTCTTTGTCGTGGTGATTTCTGGGCAGTTAAAAGCGGTATGCTCTGGGTCTTGTAAGATATACTTATTAGTACGCGTCAAAGTTATCTTTTTCTCAAAATCAGGAACTGCAAAGGTTTTAGTGTTTTTGTCCTCAAGATTATCTTGAAAATGATTTATTAAAAATACCTCACAATCTTTTTTAATTGATTGCAGTTCTTTGATTTGATTTTCTATTTCTGATAATTTAGTGATTGTTTGTTGTATTGTTTTCATTTTTTTTGGTTCCTTTTTATTTTACTTGTAAAGTTTGTTAGATATTGCGTTTCTTTTTTCTGATAACTCAGCAGTTAAGTAAGTCATTTTAACATGCTCAGACTCAATTGTTGAAAGGCTTGCAAGTGATTGCATATCACCTTGCATAATTGCCTCTATCATTAGAGCGTATGTAAGCATATTATCATCTTGATATAATTGCATAGCGACATCAAGTAAGTTATTAACCTTATCCATATTATTTCTTCCTTTGGTTTTTTTGGTTGGTTTAAAAAAGTATTATGTAATAACTTGTTATATAAAATTATTATATAAAACTATTTTTTAAAATTTAGATTTTATATTGTAACTTACTCGCTTCATTGAGTGTAAGCCTTATATAAATTATTGAATTTTTAAATATCTGGTATTTTGTTTGCTTTAGAATCATTCTCTTAAGCGATGGGAGTATTATGACATTGATATATTTGCTTGTCAATACTTTTTATTAAATAAATAAAAATAATTATTTGTAATATTATTGTTTGAACTAATAAACTTGTTATTTTTGAGTGTAGCTGCGTGATTTTTCTTTTTTGTTTGTTTTTAAAACTATTTATATACTCAATGAAACAAACTTAGATATACCTAAGTCTATACCTATATCTTTAGGCTCTCTATACTTGTCTACAGTTATTTCTTTTTCTATTAGTCGGCATACGCGTCTAAATATTTCAATTTTTGTTGTATCATATGTGCATTTAAATACTTATATATATTAATTGTTGCGATTATATATTATTTTTTATTATTTTATAAAAAGGTGTATATTCTTTACTAAAAAAATGTTACACTTTCCATTCTACCAAGGGGAGAGTGTATTTATAAAAGGTATATATATATATATATAGAAGTAATTACAAATACTTTACAAATAATAATTTCTTATGTTTAGAGATTAACCTTTGTTTATAAGGGTTACAGGGGTCAAGTTCTCTAATACTACAAATACTATAGAAATCAATTACCCTTTTTCTCTTACGAAGTACTAGAGAGCTTGACCTTTAAAAGCTTTATAAACAAAGGCTTAGATGCAAATACTAAAACGATATTATTTGCAAGTATTTGATGCACTTGTACCGATAAAAAAGCATAAAAAAGCATAAAAAAAGTATACAATTTATTTTTTTTAGTATACAATATATTTATTATATATTGCCCCAGATTGACAAATTCTAACAAATTCTTACATTTACAAAATGTTGTAAAATCAAAAAAATAATCAATAAAATAGATATAAAATCAAAATATTTGCATAAAGTTTTTATTAAATAAATAATTTAAGAATATAACTTTGATAAAAATGATGATGATGATGATGATGATGACTATAAAAAGATTATTTAATCTTTAATCATAAGAGTATATAGAGTAACAACAATATTATTAGTTTCTGCAGTGTTTTAAAGCCTGCCACTTAATAAAAACAAAAAAGATATACACTTACATACATTTGATATTATTTATCAATGACAAGCCTTATACGCCTGATAGTTTTATAGTATTATAAGTTTTTAGATATCAGTAAAATATTTCTTATTATTTTAATATTATATGTTTACTTATGAATATATGTGTTGTATAATGTATACATAGAATAAAGAAACAATAACAAACCAACCAAAAAGATTTATTAAACACACGCTTCTTGCGTCAAAGTTTGAAGGTAATATAATAATTTAACCATGTTAATGACAACAACAAAAAGGAATAATATAATGAAAACTTAGCCTTAATAACTCTTCTTTTTGCGAGCTTGAGCTTGATATTGAGAATGAAATTGAAATTCTAACCGAAGACAATCAAGTTAAGATTAATTTGATTTAAAAAAAAGAGGGCTAAAATATGCAAGATTATTTAATTAAAGATAAAGAAAAAGAAATAGTAACTATAAGGGTTACTAAAAAAGTAAGATATCAAATAAAAGTTATCGCAACAATACAAAATATCTCAATGAATGATGCAATTCAAAATATCATAAATTCATATAATCTCAATAAATAATAATATAAATTTTTAATTGATTAATTATAATGTGATATAATTTAAGTATTAATATTTTAATATCTTTTATTATGGCTTTTACTCCTATAACAAAACCTTTTGCTGTTGCTGGCGATACATTAGCTCCACCAGCAAATGCAAGCGACATTGTTGCTAACCAAGAAACAGGCTTCCCAGTTTCTCAATCTACACCTGTAAACAAAGGCGGTCAGTATGTCAAGCGTGCCGAGATGAATGGCGTTCTAAATTATTATACTGCTGTGCTTGAGCAATTAAGCAAAGGACTTGCGATAACAAATACATATCTTGAAAATATAACTTATTTAAAATACTCTATTGTGGCAAATGTTGATGGAGTTCAATACATATCTTTGATTGATGATAATTTAGGTAATCCTTTGGATGATATTAATAGCTGGGATTTGTATTCTGATTTTATTGGTAGTGGTGGTGATGGTAATCCAATTGGCACTATTATTATGAACAATAGTTTTAAATATGAGACACCTCCTAAAGATTATATACCCTTTCATGATTATGAAGTCTTAATAACTGACTATCAAGAATTGTATGATAGTTATATTGAATCAGGTGTAGATTATGGAACTCCAACAGACCCTTTGAAATTTCTTGTAGGAATGCCTGCGGGCGATTTTATTAGGTCACAAAATGGCTCTGTATTAGCAGGCACACATCAAGGTGATGCTATTAGGAATATTGTTGGCGTTCGTGGTCAAGTAATTTTAGCAATTAATGGACTTCGTTCTAATACAGGAGCTTTTGCAAACGCTACAACAGATAATCCAGGAGGGCATATGAGAGGAGATAACAGCAGTCCTATTTCAAACATGTCATTTGACGCATCTTTAGTAGTACCAACATCAGTAGAAAACAGACCAAAAAATACCTCTTTCAATATGTTTATAAAATACAAATAAGGAATAATAAAAAATGATAGTTTACATGTATGATGAACATTTTAAATTTAACGGTACTTTTGACGCTCCAGCATTACCAAAAGGTGGCTTTGCTACACCTATAAACTCTACTACAATAGAAGTTCCTACTGATGATTTACCAATAGGCAAACAGTATTTTTTTAATCAGAATAATCAGGAATGGGAGCAATTAGATTATTTTGTAGATATACCTGTTTACTTAAATGATACCGACGCACAAATACTTAACGAATACCAATGGTATAATTTACCTAGCGATATAGATGCTAGTTTAATTATACCAGTTAATATTGCTATAGAAAATAAAATGAATATAGTTAAGCGATGGGTTGAGGATAATGAGATAAATACTTTTGAAGTAACTTCTAATGGAGTAACTTTTATACCCAATGAATATAAAGATGATTTAGATACATATGAAAGAATAGCATTTTTAAGTGGTGTAACTGAAATCGTAGTACCTGCAATATCCTCTACAGCTATACTCATCTTCCAAGTCCAGTTGGCAGTATTAGAAGATGATATGAAATGGGATAATTATGAAAATGAATTTAGAGATAGCGGAGTATTTACACAAAAAACCTCTACCGAAATTAATGATATGGATATAATAGCATTGTTTAATGATTTTGTTGGTGGTATGTGATGTTTTTTAATAAAATCAAACCTAAAGAAGTAATAATAAATAAAACAAAGTATATTCCTTTTTACCCTGAAAAACAAATAAAGCATAAATGTAAAGATTTTAGTTTTGATATGCAAAGTGTAATGACTATTGATAGTAATAACTGTCAAAAAATGGTAAAAGTTTCGGAGTTACTTCCTCAAACAAAAGCCATGGAACAGCCTATAAACCAGATGCTTAAAGATAGTAACCCTATTATAAGTGCTAATGCACTAGGTTTTAGTGGTGCTTCTGGTGGTGCTGTTATTAATGAGATTAATAGTATAGCTATTGATAATGTTTTTTTAGGCTGGTCAGAGCTTTCAATACTCCAGCAAAACACCTTAATAAATATTATATGCTCAATATATTCTAATGGTATGACAAGAAACTGGATAAGTTTTAAACATAACAATAATAATATAGAAGTTGTAGATTGTATGGAAAAAGCTTTAGAAAAATATAACTTAAAAAACTTAACACAAAAACTTATTTACAATGGTGCCTTATTTGGTACTAGTTATCTTGTCCCTAAAATTAAAAATGACGATAACGATCTTGAAAGTGAGTTATATTTAGATAGATATAAAATACCTAAAGATAGTTTAGAAAATTTTTCAGTTGTAGAGCCAATGTGGTGCTATCCTACAAACTTTAATGTAACGGGCCCTAGAGCTACAGATTTTTATAGACCTACCAAATATGGGATTATGGGTAAAACATTAGATAAATCTAGAGTTTTTCAATTTAGATTAATTGATGCTGTAAATATAACATCATCAATGTATTTATTTGGTGGTCTTCCTATAGCTCAAATGGTACTACCTTATATATTAGATTACTTAGCTATTAAGCGTGAAGTAGTGCGGCTTGTAGCTAAGATGAAAACATCTATTATAGCTACAGATATGCAAAATTTAGCAGGTAACGATGTTGATAGTGAAAATGTAGATTTTCAAACTGGTATGGATATATCAGCTAATGCAGCAAATAGAACGGCGATGTTTAATGCAGGTTCAAATAATGGTAGTTTATCTTATATTGATAGTGAAGATAAATTTCAACAATTTGTAGTTGATTTGAATCATTTAAAAGATTTATTAGACCAGCAATTATCTCATATAGCAGTTGCTGCAAATATACCTTGCCCTAAAATAACACAACAATCTCCAGCTGGATTAAATTCTACTGGTGAATTTGATGAAAGAAGCTTTCATGAAAATATAAAAGACAAACAAATGTCGCAATTATACCCTATACTCAAAAAAGCCATAAACATTATACAAATGAGCGAGCTTGGTTATATTGATGAAGATTTAACTTTTTACTTTAATCCATTAGATAACATAACAAATGAATTAAAAGATAAATTAGAGAATGGTATAGTTGATAGATTAGTTAAATTAACAGAAAAAGGTATTACTAGTATAGAAGAAGCTAGAGAGTTTATACGAGAGTGTGATAATATTGAAATACAATTAAATGAAGAGGTAGATATAGATGTCTAGTACAACCAATTTAGTAGGATTTAATATTATTGAATATAGAGAGCAATACCCTGAATTTGATAATATATCTAATGATAGAGTAGAGTTTGTATTTAATGCTTTTGCTTTAAAAGTTGGTAAGCCTGTAATAGGATTGTTTACTGGTACAAATATTAGAAGGTATTGGGCTTATTTAGTGTTATCTCATATTTTAGAATTACAAACTAAAGGTCAAAGTGGTTTAATTGATAAAGCTACGCAAGGAAGTGAAGATGTTAGTTTTGTTAATAATAAAAATAATAATTACTTTTTTTGGAGTACTACTAGTTATGGAATTATTATAGCTCAAGAGTTAAACTCTAGAATTAGAGGTATTAGGACTATATACAATGGTCGTGGTGGCTATATGGGTAATGTTATGGGTAATGTGTGGGGTAGAATGTTTTAATGTCACATTCAGTAAATTTATCTAATTTAAAAGTAAAAGTAAATAAGTTAAAAGACACTAAAATTAGTGTTGGATGGTTTAATGAAAAAGAAGCTATGATATACGGTTTTCTTGAGAGTGGTGGTTTTAATGAAACTGGTAGTTATGTACCTGCTAGACCTCATAGAGCAAATACTGTTGAACAAAACAAAGATAGCTGGTTGAGTTATATATCCAATAATTTAATGAGTGATGATTTATGTACCAATTTAGGTAAATTAATTAAAAACGATTATGAGGAAGTTTTATGGAGTGGTGATTTTGTTAAAAACGCAATATTTACACTTAAAGAAAAGTCTAGAAAAGGTTATATGTTAGAGCCTTTACAGGCTACTGGTCATATGCAAACATCATTAGATATTAAGGTTAGCAATAAATGAATATAGGTTCAATAGTTATGGGTTCTATAACATCTCTTAGACCATTAGAAGATGTTATTTTTTATATAAATAATAGTAATACAACAACCCCTAGCGGTATAAATAGCTTATCTTATATATCTTTAGTTGGTAAATGCAGATCGCAACCAATTAATGCTGAAATAAATAAGAGTATGTATTCTAAGGAGCGTGAAGATTTAAGGGTTAGCATAGAAAAAGATAAAATATTTAGGTATTTCTATGTAAATAATTTAGATTTACAAACCTTAAACAGAAATTTGGGAACAAGTGGTGATTATATCAAGACTCAAGATGGTTTTTATTGGAGAATTGTTAAGATATTAGACAGGTTTAATTCTAATTGGTTAAAAGTAAAGGCTGTACAAACAAATAAATTAGGTGAGTAATTATGGTTAATGAAATATTTATACTAAAAGCTTTAAAAGCTATGATTATTAATGCCCAAGTTGGTTATAATGATGATAGTGTTTTTACTGGTAAAGTATCTAACAACCTTTTAACACAGGATAATAATTTTTGTTATGTGTATGAAGTTAGTAGAGAGCCATTAGGTTTAAAGCCTCAAAAAACTTCTATAGATGGTGTTGAGTGTATAGAAAGATTAGACAAGGTAAATTTTAAGATTGTTTTTAATGGTTCTTTATCAAGAAGTGTTATAATAGATGGTCAGACTGTTGAAACATACAACCCTTTAAGTCCTATAGATGCGGGTGTAAAGTTATACAGCTATATATATGAGTATGCTAATGATTTTCTTATTGAAAATTACGAAAATATAAATATAGGAGTACCTAACAATATAAATAATGTTACGCGTGATTTTGATAGGGGTGAATTTATGCAAACATATAGCTTTGATTTTCCTTTATATATAAATCAATCTATTGACTATGACAAAGTCAAAATAAGAGATATAACACAAATAATAGAAAGGATATAATAAAATGGGATTAGATTTAAATAGATTTATAAATGAGAGTATAACGACAAACAATACAAATAATATTGATATATTAAACGGACCAGATAATTTAGATGGTGCTTTTTTACTTGAAGTATTTTTTATTGATGATTTGCCGCAATTAATGCAATTAATTACTGATAGTAATAGTTCTACATATACTAGACTATATGACACTAAATTAAAGACATTTAGTAATTGGGTTGAAAGTTCTGGTGGTGGTGGTGGTGGTATTACATCTATTAATTCTGATACTTTAGTTGTTACAGGTTCATCAACATCTAAAAATATAGAAGTTAAAAAAGCTAGTGACAGTATTTTGGGTTCTGTAATTGTTGATGGTATTACTATTGTCGCAGATGAAGATGGTGTTATATCTTCTGTAGGTGGTGGTGGTGAACCTACAGACTTAAATACTGTAGTAGATGCTGATAGTATAGAGATTACTAACTCTAACGGTACTGGATTTATCATAGATGCTGTATCTGATACTCAAGCAGGTATTACAACTGTTAGTCAATTTGTAGAAATACAAGACGCTATAGCATTATCTACACCTGTGGTATCTGAAGAAGACCCTACTCAAGATGATGATTCCTACCTTATTGGTAAAAAATGGATAAACACAACTAGTGGAGATATCTTTATCTGTACGGATAATACAACTGGTGAAGCTGTTTGGAGTGATGTTAATAATATTAATCCTGACGACTTAGGCTCTATGGCTTTCCAAGAAAACTCTTCTGTTGATATTACGGGTGGTACTATTGTAATAGGTGGCAAATCTCTATCTAAAGAAGACTTTACAACGCCTTTAAAAACTAAGCTTACAGACCTGCCTACTAATTCATCATTGGATAACTCTTTAGCTACTAAGTTAGTTGTAGATAACTTTATAGCTGGAGATAACATATCTTTAGAAGTTGATGGTAACGATATTACTGTAAGTGCTACGGATAATGCTTACCCTAGATATGTATTTAATGATATTGATGATGTACCTACGGTATCTCCTTTAAACTTTCATTATTATTCTATAGTATCTGCTGGTGTAGGTTTAGAGTTAGAAATATTGACTGACAATATGACTATAGGTGATACTTTTTTAATTGAAAATTTAAGTAATGAAGATATATCTATTAGTTTAGATGGTGGTACTTTGAGTGGTGATGATACAGTAATATTGCAATCAAAGGGTTTATTTAAATTCTTTGTCAAAACATTGACAAATGTTAGGGTTTCACAGTAAACACATGATAAAGCAAAGTACAAGATATATAAATACTACGGATAATAATCCTTTAGAAGATTCATTAGATAATATGAATCTTATTATTGAAAGATTAGTACCTATAGAATTATATAATCCTAGCACTTTGACCGACCCTATACCTAATGTAAGTTCTAGTGATTTGCAAACTATTGCGATAGAAAGTTTGGAATCATATAACAGTTTAAACCTTTATTTAAGATACGGTGATTACAGTTATAGTTTAAAGGCTATAGTTTCGGTGCCAACTTCTGTAACTGCTACTAATAATGCATATTACAGTACGGGTATAGTAGATACTTTGGGTATGGTAATGTTAAGAATATCGTGCAATGGGAATAATGTGGTATTATCAAAAGCTGGTATCGGCACAACAAAAGCCGATGCGGTGGATACGGATATATTAAGATTGGTAAGAATAACAGGAGTATACATATGATAAAGCAAAGTACAAGATATATAAATACAGAAGATGGTAATCCTTTACAGGAAGTATTAGATGGTATAAGTACTATTTCACCACTTACAGGTACTTTTTTTGTAGCTAAGAATGGTAATAACCTTACAGGAGATGGCTCAATAGCTAAACCTTACAAAACAATACAAAAAGGTATTGACGAGTGTATTTCTAATGGTGTGGTAGTAGTTTCAAATGGTAACTACTCTAGTGAAAACCTTACTATAGACAAATCTATCGATGTGGTTTGCCTAGGAGAGTTAGGGGTACAAATAGGGGATTTAGATTTTGATGGTGAAGTGAGTACTAGACTAACAAACATTGAAATAACGGGCAATATAACCAACCCTAACAACAGTGGTGGTTGGAGATTATATGATTGTAAGTACAATGGTAATGTCACTATAGTAGGTGCTTTAACAAACAATATTGTATTTGATAATTGCTTTGGTTCAGACGCTACTAAAACATTTGATATAACTGTAGATAATCTTCAAGCTGTCCAAATTACTGGTGGTAACCATGCTCATAGATTTGTTATGAATGGTGGATTTAGTAATTTACTGGTAACTGCTACACAATCGATAGGTGGTATAGAGCATGGTGGTGGGGTAGTTGCTCTTATAGATGCAGGTTTTGTATTAGAAGACTTAAATAGTACTGCTGATGATGCACCATATAACAGACTAGTTCTAAGTAACATTAGTTTTGGTAGACTTGATGGCACTTGGTCTAAATTGAACAAAACAGGTGACTGTAGAGTAGATATTTCATCTACTGTAACATCTGAAGTTTCAACCGATGTGTTAAATGGCGAAATTTTCTATGTAAATACTAGTGCTTATTTGTATGCGGGTTTTAGTCCATCTAATTTTAGTAGAGACAAGCCAACTGTAGAAGATTCTTTAGTAGGTATAGATAACAAGCTTGGTACAGTAGCAGATATTGATTTAGTAAATATTGCTAACGAGGATTTCAAAGAAAAATCTTCACTGTCTGGAGCTACATCTTTCAAGTTTAATGTTTATGAGCAGGAATGGAATGGCACTGGAGTACCTAGAGTTATAATTGATGCAAGTAATATTGCTATTGGAGAGAGTTTTAGGATATATAATACAGAGAATAATACTCCTTTTATCGCTGAAATTGATGGTGCTACTGCCTTACTGCCGTTAACCGTAGGAGAAGTAGAAGTAGCTATCTTTCAAACTGCTATATTTACTAGAATAAATTCTACTGAATTCATGTATACACAAGCATAAGGTGATAAAATGATAAATTCTAATGCTATACTAAACGATGGGATTATTCTTAAAGACACTATTGAAACTATCAATACAGATAAGTTAGGTGTTAGTAATATTGTAGCTGGTAGTAATGTTTCTTTAGATGTTACAGGTAAAGATGTAACTATCAATGCTACTAGTGGTAGTTCCGACAATAGGTTTTATTTTAAAGGCAAATCCTCTGCAACAGACCCTTCGGCAGATACTACTATCACTGTAACTAAACCTAGAACATGTCTCATGGTGGATAATTTCGTAAGTAACTCATTTGGATATTTGATAATAGCTATAGCTCCCGAAGTGGATATGTCGCAATTAGATTTAAGAATAATTTTTCCTTCTAATATGCCACAACAATATTTAAGAGTTGAGGGATATAATATGCAAGCTATGACTTATATAGAAAATAAATTCAAAAATGCTAATGGTTTTATTTCAAAAGATACAGGATTTGCTTGTGTGGGTACAAATCAGATGGTAAATATATTAAAAGCTGATTATGCAAATGATGAAGTAATAATTTTAGGAGGGTTGTAAAATGGTAGTTGAATCTAATGATTGGATTTCTGTAGTTTTCGTAGATGTTGTTTAATAATACAAAGGATAATATAAGATGGTAGAAGTTATAAGTAATGATTGGATTATGGCTGTATTTAATTCAGTTCCTACTGATGATTTACCTTTAACAGAAAGTGAATTTACAGGTATGTTTCCAAATGCTAATGCTACTTTTACTTATCAAGGTTTAGTAGACGCATCTAATAAATTTGATGGATTGTTTTTAACAGGTGAAACTAGAGAAGATAAATTAAAAGAGTTACTTGTTTTTCTATCTCAAGCATCGCATGAGACCACTGGAGATGGTTACGCTAGTGGTACTTACATTAATGGATTGTATTTCGTAGCTGAAAATAACGACAACACGGCTATACTATCTCAATACGGTACTAATGCCGATGGTACTGCTAGTTATCAAGGTAGAGGAGCTTTACAGTTAAGTTATGAAGTAAACTATCAAGGAGCTATGGATGGGATACCTAATAATAATTATGATATAGTTACTGACCCTACATTAGTTGGTTCTGTACCAGAATTAGCTTTTGAATCTGCTCTTTGGTTTTGGGTTACTCCCCAAGGTAATAAGCCTAGTTGCTCAGCTGTTATAAATGGCACTTGGATACCTAGTAATAACGATATAGAGAAAAACCGTACTGGTGATACTTTCTTTAATAGCTTTGGTGTTGTAACTAATATCATTAATGGAGGTATTGAAGCAGGCTCATGGGACAATGGTACTAGTGAGATTATACCTTTAGGTAATGGTTTAGCTACAGGAAATACAGACCCTGTAGATGATGGTAAAAATGCTCAATCAATTAATAGACAACAATACTATAATTATTTTGTTAACAATTTTTTTGATGATTTAAATTTACCTATTTTTGATGCTACTGGTATAGAAACTAACGCAGCTTACAACCAAGCAAATTTCTTGTTTTAAGGCGATAATAAAATACATTTAGGTTTAATTAATCAGGATGTTATAAAAACTTTTGAAGAATGTAAATTGGATTACACTCAATACAATATTATAGATAAAGATGCTAACGGTATATTAGGGGTATCTTATGCAGAAGCTCAAACTATAGAAAATGCTTATCAAAGAATGCCTATTGATAATTTAGAAAAAATAATGGAGTAACTTAATTAAATGAAAAAAATAAAATATATTGCATTAATCTGTATAATTATGTTTATAGCAGGGTGTGAGTCTTTATGGGGTAAAAAAGAAAACATGGACAGCCAATCTAACCTTACTCAAGAGTCTTCAGATAAAAGTATCTCCCAATTACAAGCTATGGCTGGAGTAAATATTGGTAAAGAGAATAACAGTCAAATGAACCGAAACTCTAATTTAAATACTACTAATGCTTCTGCTTCTAAAACTGATGATTTAAAATATGATAGAGGCTCTGAAGTTAATTTTGGTTCAGATATTTACAAACACACTACTAACAATATTAAAACAGATAGTAATAATGCTAGACATTCAGACAATAGAACTGATGCTTTTACTATGAGTAACCAAAAGGTGTATATTTACTTTATAGGTAATGAATATAATCCCCTTAAGTTAATGGAATAAGGTTTAAAAACATGGTACCTGGCAAGAACCATATAACTGTACTCAATGTTTGCCAGTAGAAAACCTTGATATCGTTGCACTACTTCTAAAAATAAGTACTGATTGGAAGAAATCTTGCTACCCTTTGTGATTGTATATTAAATATAGTTAGATATAATATATACATAAATTTTAATATTTTATATTAATTTTTTAAAATCCCCGATAGCTCAGCGGTAGAGCAGTTGACTGTTAATCAATTGGTCGGTGGTTCAAATCCGTCTCGGGGAGCCATTATATAAAGTCCATGACGATGGAATCGTAAGTAGAGATAGTTAGTAGATACCTAGTTGAAATTTACACTTATTAAATTTTAAGGTTCAAAAAATGAATATATATGATAAAATAAGAGTATCAAAAATTAGCAGATTAAATAGAAATTGGCTATACAGGATAACAAAGAAAATTAGATATGATATGGCTTTAGAGCTTATAGGTAATTATTTGATATTAGCAGATGGTAGTAGCTTACAAAAACAAATAAAAGCTAACATAATACTTAGAGAAAGATTAGAAGATATAGGGATTGATACTTCAAAAATATGATAGATTTAGATATAGACAATATTAAAGACCATGAAACCATTGCTACCGTATCTTCGAAGATAGATGATGGAATTTTGGCTGATATATTGTGCATAAGTCTTGAAGATTTAAAAATTAAATTAAAAGAATACCCTAAATTAGATAAACAAATAAATAGCTCTAGGGCTTTTGCAAAGTATCAAGTAGCAGATAAATGCTATGATAAAGCTATAAATAGGGGTTGTAGTAGAAGCATACAACTTATATTAAACACTCAAGCTAAATGGAATAATGATAATTCATTTAATTTTGATGAAAATGCTAAATTAAAAATTGAGTTTATTTAAAATTTATATATACTATAATAGTTACGTATGGTTTTTTTTGGCTCTTTCCATTCGTAACACCAGAAAGGTATAAATAATGTTTGAATGCAAAAAATCAGAATTATATTCTCAATACTCAAATGCTACAAACCTACAAAAATTATGTCAAAGTTTTTTTACTAATAATTCTTTATGTAAAGCTTCAAATGAATACTATACAAATGTATTTAATCTTTTAACAGCAGATAGTGATGGTTTAAATTTTTGGGGTATAATATTAAATATTCCTAGAACTCAAAGATTTATAGATTTAAAAGGTGTATTTGGATTTGAAACAGATAATGATATAAACAATGAAAGATTTGTCTTTAACTTTGATAATGGTGTTTTTTTTAGTGAAGAAGATAGATATTTTAATGCTTTATTGAGTGACGATGCTTATAGAATATTATTATTTTTTACTTGGCAAAAATACACCATAAACAATAGTTATGGCTCTATTCATAATGCAATTAATCAATACACGCAATCTATAAGCGATAATAATTATTTTGAAATAAGATATTTAATTGATAAAACAATATACAATTATCATTTTAATTATAGTTTAAGTGATGAAGAAATTTCGTTATTTAAATATAATAAAATTCTACCAGTACCAGCTGGATTTGATTATACGGTAAGTTGGGAAGAGTAATGAGAAATAAAACTAGTTTTAATTTTTTAGATTTTCAAGACCAGAATTACATAAACTTTTCAATTAATCAAAAGATGTTGAATATAAATACTATGTTTATTGGCTCAATAGTTGCTATAGATGATGAAAAAGATAATAGTTATAGCATACAGCCATTAAACAATATTGTATCCAATAATAACGATAGTCAAGAACAACCTACAATAAATAAAGTACCTAGCTTGTCATTAATGGGTGGTAGTGCTGGTGTAATAATACAATACAGTATTGGTGATGTGGTATTGGTTGGTAGTTGTCAAAGAGATATACAACCTAAAGAAATAGATGAGTTTAATAGCGACACATACGACCCTAGCAACAAAAGAATGTTTAGCTTAGCTGATAGTATAATTATTAACAAAATAAGTTATAGCAACCCTAAAACATTCATTAAAATAACTGATAACAATATATCTATAGATAGTAATGATGGTGATATAGATATAAAGGCAAAAAATATAAATATAAATGTTGATGGTAATATGAATTTTGGCGAGGGTAGCTTAGGGGTTGTATTATCAAACGCAACAATAGAAGTTACAGGTGTAACACCTGGTACAGGTACGGCAATTGGTACTATTAAAACTGGTATAGCATCAAAGTTAAATAGTGTATAATAACATTTAATTACAATTATATTTAGATAATATATGTCAGAAAAAAATAGCGGCTTTTCTATAGATGTTGAGTTAAATTTTAAATCTTTAAAATCTCAATTAGTAACATTACAACAAATGCTAAAAGATTTTAAAGCTCCTAAAATAAAATTAGATATTGATGATAGTAAAATAAAAAAAAGTATTACAAGTTTAAATAATCAATTATCTGTAATGAAATCTAAGACTAGTACTGCATCATCAAATTTAGGTAATAATGAACTTTTAACAGAATTAAAAAAAATATCAAAGAATACTCATAAATCTATACCTCCTAAAAAAGATGTTGATAATGCTGGTGATGATAAAAGCAAAAAAAAATCTAATCTTTTAAATATTACTCCTAAAAAGATTATGGGAGGTTTAGGTATAGCAGGTTTAGCATTTGCTATTAAATATGCAATTAAGCAAGCAAATGATACTGTTAAAGCGGGATATGTTGCCAGTACAAATGCTAGTGAATTAAAAGATGTTGGTGGTTTAAGGTCTTTATTTACACAAGCGGGTTTAAGTAAAGATAAAGCTGATAAATCATTATCTTCTTTGTTTGATACATTATTGCAAGGTCAATTCATGAAACCTGAAAAAGCTAATGCTTTAGCTGCTATTAGTGGAAAGTCTGCTAGCTTTATAACTTCAGATGCTAAACCTATAGATGTTATTAGAGGGATTGGTGAAAACAAAAGAAACCTGCCTGAAAGAGAAAGGTATATGTTTGCTCAAAGTGTAGGTGTTGATAGAGAAAGCTTGCAGGTTATAGATAGTTTATCTAAAGCTGGTAAATTATCTGAAGAAAGTTTGGATATGGAAGCTAAGAAATTAGGTTTAACAAAAGATAATTTAGAAGAGCAAACTAAATTAGTTAAATCTACAGCTGAATTATCAAATAGTTTTAGTGGTTTAGGTAAAAATTTAACTAGTACATTTTCACCAATTATTTCTGGACTTGCTGATATTGGGTCTAAAGGTGCACAATTTATTGGAAGCGAAGTATCATCTTTTAATAATGGATTAAAAGTTATGAATAGGGCAATAAACAATACTTTAGATTATGTTATGCACCCTATCCAATCATACCAATTAAATAAAGAGTATGGAGTTGGTAATAGTACACCTTTACCAAGTAAAAAAGAAGAATATCACTACCATGTTGGTAATATTAATTTAAGTGATGTTAAGACATATATGGGATTAACAAAAGAATTGCAAAACATGAGTACTAAATCATCATATTTAGGAGGCAGAAGTGTCTAAACAAAAAATAAGATGTATTAGATTATTGTTAGAAATGGATAGAGAAAGTTTTGATGATGATGGTAATAATGTTAAAGAAATAATTAGCTGGACTAATCCAAGTAAATTAAACATTGAAGTTACACTTGATGAAAGTTTAGTTATATTTGGCAATAGTGCTACTGTAAAAATATTTGGTATGGATATTGATAGTTGTTTTGCATTTACTAAATTTAATTCCATATTTGTTGAATATTATAATCATGTGAGTATTTTTGCTGGTATTTTAGATAGTAATAATTTAGATATAGATAATTCAAGTGATAGCGAGATAGAGGAATATATAAGGGGTAATATACCGTTAGCTTATAATGGTGTAATATCTGTTGCTGGAGCTGATTTTAACGACCCTAACAGACCTTTTTATATATCATCTAGCATGAGCTATGGTAATTCTGTAGCTATATTAGATAACACTTCTATAAATGAAACTACCACTACTGAAAATGTATTAAAAGATATTATTGATGCTAATAATATTACTGATAGTACAAAGTTTGAAATAGTTTTTGATGGTAGTAGCAAAGATATAAATAAAGCTTATTATACAGGTGATTTTGTTACTCAATTAACTATGTTTTGCAACGATTATGGTTATAGATTTTCTATTAGTGGTAACAAAGTATACATTACAGATGTAGGTACTGCTTTTTCATTTGGTAAAATAAAGTTATTACAACAAGCTTTTGATGGTGAGATTGGTGTTATAGGATACCCTACAATAAAACCTATGTTATTTTCTGTAAAATCAATTTATGATAATTCTTTAGGTGTATTAAATAAAGTTTATTTAGATACAGATTATAGACCGTTTAATAATTACCCTGATGCTGGAAGTCGCAGAGGTAACAATAGAAATACATTTTATGAGATACAACAAAAAAAAAGCCAATTATCTACTAACAATAGCCAATGGGAAAGTGAATTAACAATAGTGGAGATGTTAAAAGATAATGGAAATTAAACTTACAAAAGATTGGAAGAATTTTATAGAGTCAGATAAGAAATTAAAAATATCATTTGGAGGTCGCAGTGGAGGTAAAACTTTTGCTATAGCTATTATATTATTATGTTTAGCATCTCAAAAAAAGATTAAAATATTATGTTGTCGTGAATTTCAAGCATCTTTAGAAGATAGTGTATATTCAACATTTAAAGAAATATGCGAAAATATACCCTTATTTAATGATTTTTTTAAATTCCTTAGAAATAAAATAGTTGGTGCTAATGGCTCTGAATTATTATTTAAAGGTTTGCAAAATCCTGATAGTTTAAAATCAATTCCTAAAATAGATTATGCTTGGTTAGAAGAAGCTCAATCTGTTAGTTTTGATAGTTATAAAAAATTAGAAGCAACTGTAAGACCAAGTGCTTTTAGTATTGACGATAATTGTCAAATATGGGTATCTATGAACCCTGATAGTTTAGATGATGTGCTTTATAAAGAAATCATAAAAGAACATAAAAACACTCATATACTTAAAGTTAATTATAATGATAATCCTTTTTGCCCACAATCCATGATTGATTTGGCAGAAAAAGAAAAAGAAGAAGATTATGAAAGTTATAGGCATATATGGTTAGGTGAACCTATAAGTATAAATGAAGTGCTTATATATGCTAACAAATGGACTGTAAAAGAATTTAATCCAAACATAGATTTGTATAATGGTACTTTAGAATTTGAAGGTAGCCATAAAAAAGTTAGGTATGGTATTGATATTGGAGGTAGTAGTCCTACTGCTGTTTGTGAGTGCTTTATACATGATAATTGTCTTTATATACATAATGAGATATACAAAAGAAATATGTCAGCAGAAGAGCTTACACAAGCTATTACAGATACAATGCCATTAGCATATAGTCATAGTGCCAGTATAACAGGAGATAACAATAATGTATCTTTCTTAAATGGTATAATGAAAGATAGGGTTGTAGATAATGTATTTTATAAAGGACTAAAGGTTAAAACTGCTATGAAAGGTCCAGGTAGCGTTTTAACTGGTATTAAGTACATAAGGTCATTTAAAAGAATATATATCCACCCTAGGTGTAAAAATGCTATTAAAGAGATGGGTTTGTATTCTTATAAGGTTAATCTTAAAACGGGTGAAGTTATTCATGACATGGTTGTTAAGAAATACGATCATTTTTGTTTTAGTGGAGATACTAAAGTTATTGTAAATAATCAAGAAATGATGTTTAAAAATATTCCTGAGAGTGGAGTAGTTAAAGGTTTTGATGGTAAAAATATTAAATATAAAAATGGTGGTTATATTAAGTGCGATAAGTTATTGAGTATAATTCTAGAAGATGGTGAAATAATAAAATCAACAAAAGAGCATAAGTTTTTAACTACAGATGGTTGGTTAGAAGCTAAACATTTAAAAGGAAGATTATTATGCAACAAATATTTAATCGAAAAAAATACAGCTCAAACAAATGCAATTCAGAATCGCGAAGAGATAGCGGAATTGATAATATCAAAGGTTAATGTGAATGCTGCAAAAATGTATTATCAAAAACTTGTAGTAGAAGTTTCTCGAACAGGATTAGAGCAAGAAAAAACATATTGCCTAACAACTGAACAAGGGGCGTTTAGTTTAGCAAATGGTATTATAGTAAGTAATTGCGATGCTTTGCGTTATGGTTGTGAAGATGGATACTATAGAAAAAAGAATGTTACATATGATGCTGGTAAATATGAAAGAGCTTTAAAACAAGCTTCTAAATAACCCTAAAATACCACCTACAGATACTTCTAAAGGTGGGCTACTAATAAAATTAACAATAACATCTCCTAACTCTCTGTCATTATCTGGAGGGTTTATTATAGAAGTAAATACGCAATTATTCAAACTATACCCTATTAAAGCATTAGGATACAAAACATATAAAGAGCCTTTTGAAGTAATTTTATTCTTTATTTGTTCCTGAGATATACTTCTAATTGGTGATAATGCTATTGATTGAGGATGGTAGTTTAAAGTACCATTAATAATAGCATTATTAACACTATCAACAATCTTACCGTTCATAGTTGGCTTTCTATTTATATTTTCAGTTACATTAGGGTAGTTAATAAATTTATCTTTACCTGTACCTGTTGATAATAATATAGGTAAATTATCAAAAGAAACACTTGTAGGTATAAAAAAAGCTATAACATCTTTAGAAGTTCTTACATAATTAATTGGCTGACCTATCATTCTATAATCACCTCTATGTTTTCTTTTTCTAATGTAAGTATCTTATCTACAGATTCTTGTATTTGAACTTTATTTACAGCATCACTATCTATACTAATAAATATTGATTGTGTTTCAAATACTCCTATAAGTAATAAGCTAGGTATAAATCTTGAAGTATTTACAAGTGAACCTATACCTACTTTTAACATTCCATTTATACCACTATCACCATTCCAATTATCTAATATAGATTCTTTTACATCATTTAATATTGTGTCAGCAAAACTATCTTGATTTTTAATTGTTAGTTTTATATATGCAGGCACGGGGACTGGTATTTGATAAACAAAATCATACACCCAGTCCTTATTAAATTCTTTATATGTATAACTAGCGTTTGTATTACCAACTTGGTTACATAAACTACCTCTATTTTTTAATACTTCGCCTATGGTGTTATTTGTACCACCTAGTACTATAGCCATGATACTGCTAGGTGGTAATGTTACACCTTTTACTACCTTGTCATATAATGTTTTATTTTCAATAACATCGGCATCCAATACACTTTCAATTTGAATTAAGTTACCGTATATTGAAGATATACTAGCACTACCTTGTATACCTAAAACTTTAGTTCTTCTATTTCTTAAACTACTGTCATCTTCAACTATAGTTCCAAGTACTCCAGTAGTTATATTGTTTACAGTTTCCCAACCAGTAACAGGTGTTACTATAATATTTATAGTATTTCTGTTTACAGGAATTTCACCATTTTCTACAGATAAAAAAGTACCACTACCTTTACCTTCATTATCTAAAGTTATATCATCTGCACTATAGAATTTAATACCTTGATTATTTTGAACTACACTATCTTTAGGTATTAATGTTGTTTCTAAACCCTCGCATTCACATATTACGACTGATGGAGTAGCACCCTTTCTCTCAACACCGTTTAATGCACATATTGCATCTAAGAATATCCCAATAGCATAATTAGGGTTATATATATCTCCGTAGAGTAAAGTTTTAAATCCCTCGTTATCTATAGTAACTTCAGCCAACTGCTCTATTAGCTGTCCGTTTAAACCTGCTTCTGTACCTACTTGTATATCTACATTATCTCCAAATATAGTTACAAATACATTTTGCCATAAAATTATAGCTTCATCTGATGTTATAGGGTTGTACCCTTTGTTACTTAGCATTTAAAATGTCCTTATACTTTCTATAGTTAAATCTACATTGTTTATGCTTGTAAATATAACTCTGATTAATAAATCTCGTGTTGATGGGTTTAAAAGAAAGTTTATTTCAAGTATTTTTTTTACTCCGTAAACATTTTTAATGTTTTGGTACAAGCTAGTTTTAAGCTGATTGTAATTATTTGTAGCTAAAAAGTTAGCATAATTTATGCCTAAAGTATTGTTAAACCTATACTCTGTTTGTATAAAAATAATAGTATGAGATACATTTTCTAATATTAAATCATCGTCGTATACAATGGCTATGTTGCCAGTATTATCTAAAAAAATATCATTATAATCTACATTTAAAATATCTTCTTGATAATTGCTTGTTATACCTTTCATATAAAATCCTTTAATTCTTCTATATCATTAAAATAATATAAGTTAGTTGTTTTACCTATATTATCAATATTGATATTTTCATTGTTAGTATTTATAAAATAAACCTTGCCTATAAATCCACTATTGTCATTGTATGGATTAATGGGTTTACCAATAATAATAGGTATACCTCTAATAACATCTATTTTATTATATTTTAAATTAGCAAAATAAACATTATTTTTTATATACATTTCAACAGTTATAGTCTGATTATTAGCTACAAAATTTAAAGACTGGTTTGGGTAGTTATATTGTAAATTTATTTTTTGCATTTATATGATATAATTAAGTTAATATAATCATATTATAACACAACAAGTAAAAAGGAAAAAAAATGAATGGTGTAAGTTTTAAATATGTAGTAAATGTAGGTTCAGGTGTTATATCACCATCTTCAACTTCTTTTTCAACAATATTGAATGCAATAACAGAAAATGAATTAATGGAAGCTAACGAAATAAAAGAGTTTTCATCTTTGGATTTAGTAGGTGATTTTTTCGGTTTTATTTCTGATGAGTATTTTTTTGCAGAAAGGTATTTTACTCCTTTTACAGGTTCGCTAACAAAACCATCAAAGATATTATTTAGTAATTGGGTTGAAGAAGATAATACACCTGCTGAATTTGTAAATGCTGTATTAGCACAAACACAATCGTTTGGAGCTTTTTGCCCAGTAATAGAGCTATCAAAAACTAATACTATTCATTTTATAAAAGCTATCAATGTACTTGAAAATCCTTATCTTTTTTATGCTTGGACAAGTCACAAAGATATATTGGATTTAGAATCTATTACTAGTTTAAGAAGTGCATTAGTGCTAGCAGGTCTTGGAACTACGGCAAATGGTGTTACTACTTATACAGGTAATTTCGCTGTTACTTATGAAAAGCAAGTAAATGAAAATACAGAAAATGTTTTTGGTGCAATAAGTGCTAGTTTTGGTTGTGTAGGGGCAAGTTTAAGCTTTACTACTAATAATGGAGCTAGTATAAACTTTGCAAATAGAAACTTTCCAGGATTAGAAACATTTGTAGATAGTAATGCGGATTATGAAAATTTAGTAGCTCAAAAAGTAAATAGTTATGTAAGTTTTATTCAAAGAATAAAAGGATACAAGTATACTAGAAATGGATATATGGGAGAAGAATTCCAATGGATTGATAATATATATAAACAATCTTGGTTAGGTTCTACCATTCAAGCTGTTTTAGGTGATGCTATTGGCACCAAATCTGGATTTAATTACACAAATACAGGTAGAGCAAATATACAATCTACTATAATTGGTGTAATGAATACGGCTGTTTTTAATGGAACTGTTCAAGCTGTAGATAATTTTGATGAGCAACAATTACAACAAATAGAAGAGCTTGTAGAAGTATCTAGTGGGGTTGTAGCACAACAATTATCTAGTGTTGGATACTATGTATATGTATATCCATTTACGGCAAGCCAACGAGCTGATAGACAACCAGCAGAATTTATAGTCTTGTATACTAATGGTGGTCAAGTTAATAGCCTAACAGGTAATGCAATACTAGTTAAATAAACAATATTACAAAAGGAATAAAAAATGTCTTTTAATTTATCTAATCCACAAAATCTAGTTAGAACATCTCTAACTATAACTATAAGCTATGTAAATTCACTACTGGACACCCCTATTGTTTTAAACAATGGTAGTGGTGCTGATAGTGTACTAAAATTTGATATGCCTAGTGAAGACCTTATAGAGCATAAAACAACCGCTACAGGCGACAATGATTTTAGTGTAACACCTAATAATGTTTTAGAAGGTGAGATGAGTTTTCAACCTAACTCTGTTACTATTGCACAAATAAACCAAATTATAGAATATACTAGAAAAACTGCAAATGTAATTGGTGGTTTAGGTTCTATAACAATGAGTGATAGTCTTAACAGGTTTGAACCTATCACACTAAACAATGTGGCTTTTAAAAAGTTTATTATGCCGTTTAGTCTAGGAAGAGAAATAGACGATTACTCAATACCTATTACTTGTAACCCTCCTACTACTGTTAGTATGTCCAAGTTGTTTGAGCTTGGTGGTTCTTTGATAGACATAGTATAGGTATATAAAATGGCTATAATTAGTGATGTAAAGAGTTTTATAGATATTGGTAGTAAAGATATTGATTTCTTTATTTATAGTAGTAGTGGCGATAATGATATAGCTTTAAATGTGGAAGGTGTTTTTAGTGTATCTGATAATCAAACTAATGATGTACCAACCTACTCTTTAGAAAACGGAGCTGTAACATCTTATAGTAAAAAAATAAAACCATTGGAATTAACTATAGTAGGTACTGTATACGATAGTTTTAATAATGAAAATACACCGTCTTTTATTACTGATTTAAGAAATATGTTGAATAGTTTTGATAATTTTCAAATAGCAGAAAATCCAAATCAAGGTATTTTTGAATCTTATGAAAATATGAGCTTAATTAGCGTAAATAAAACATCCAGTTATACTGACATGAATCCACAAGTTACAATGAAATTTAAGAAAGTATGGACAAGTACAGTTGGAAGTTTTTATAAATCTAAAACTTTTAACTCTAATGTACCTGAAGATAAACCAATAAAGGAGAGCTAAAATGTATAATGAAACAAAAACAGTTTTATTAAAAGATGGTGGAGTAGAGCATAATTTAACAATTACTAAATTTAGTGCTATTGATACCCTTAAAAATATAAGAAAATTTGCTAATCTTTTTTATGGTCATAGTAGTGTTATAGAAGATTTGTTACTAGGTTTTATTGGTGCTGATAATTCTGATTATTTATCTGATATAGATATAAATAAATTAATAACCGATGGTATTAAAACATTTATTACTAATGGTGATGATAAAAAGATTGATGATTTTTTCGTATCACTATTTTCTAATACAACAGTTAATACTCATAGTGGTATAATTAATGTTGATTATACAAGTGTAAATGAAATAAATAACTTATTTAAAATATCAAAAGAAATTATAATGTTTAATATAGGATATTTTTTTAGTGAAGAAAAAAAGAATTAAGTAGCAGGTTTAAAAGAATTAGCCAGTCTAAAACAGGTAAATATAAACCTCATAAAAATACTATAAGCAAAGGAATATATCCTGATATAGTAAATGTGGTGCTAAGAGAAAGGCTTGCTACTTTGAGCGAACTTAAACATAATTTAAGTTATTTTGAGTTATATTGTTTATATGATATAATTCTAGTAGAAAATTACAATACGGTTGTTAATAGATGAATTTAATATATGATAAAAAAAGTTATTCTATATCTAAAAGAAGTAAAGATGAATTTGGTAATCTAATTATTAAAGACAATATATTAACTTCTGAAAGTGTAGATAGCTACCTTGGTTCTGACATTAAAATGGCTATGGATGCAAAAGGATTGACAGTAGAAGAAGATAAAATATACAAAATATATAGACCTAAATCTGAACTACAAAAATCTTTAAATTCATATAATGATGTAGCATTTACTAATGAACACCATATCATAGGCAATGGATTTAATAACAATGATAAAGTTATAGGAACTGTTAGCAATAGTGCTAAAATGTTAAGTGATGGTTCTATACAAAATAATATAAAAGTATGGGATGAAGAGAGTATATATCGTATAGATAACAATCAAATAAAAGACTTGTCTTGCGGATATCTTTTTGATGTAGATGTTAAAAGTGGTGTCTTTAATGGTCAAGGTTACGATATGATTATGAAAGATTTGGTTTGCAACCATGTTGCATTAGTTAAAAACGGTAGAAATGAAAAATCAATGCTAGCAGATAGCAATAACATAGGAGATAAAAATATGCCTAAATATGATGATAATCAAAAAGAAGATTATGAAGCTAATAAACTTTCTAATGAAAAAGAAAAAGTGGAAGAGTCTGATACTGAAAATAAAGGTGAAAAAATAAACCTTATTGATGAGATTAGAAGTAGAGTAGAAAAGCTTAGAGAAGACCCTGAAGCTAGTGCTAAAGAAATAGCTGAACTTCATGAGGGTATCGGAGAATTAAAAAAAGAACTTGATAGTCTTATGAATGATGATGAAAGTGATTCTATGGAAAGTGATTCTATGGAAACTAATGATAATAAAATTAAAAGATTAGCTCAAGATAGCATTAGTCAATACATTGAAACTAAAGAATTATGTGAAAGTGTATTTGGTAAAATGGCTATGGATAGTAAAACTACTCCAGAACAAATGCTTAATAAAGTTTTAGATGTTAAAAAAGTAGCATATAAAAGTATGTCTTTTGATACTAAAAAAGAACTAGTATCATATATGTCTAAAAATAAAGTAGCAGAAATAAAGCCTAGCATTGTAATGGATAGCAATACAAAAGGTAAAACAGTTGACTTATCTAATTTTAAATTTAAATAAAACAGGAGAATAAAAATGGCTGTATATGCAGGTTTTCAAAAACAAGTAAACCCTACTGTAAACGAAGCGGTAGTAGGTCAAATACTAAGTGGTAGGACTTTTGCTACTCAAGGTGCTAATGGAGCTATTGCTGCAGAAAATCTAGTAGTAGGTAAAGGTTGCTTTACTGAAGATGGTTTAGCTTATGCAAATAGTGCTAATGTGCCAAGTGGTAATGTACTTTTTGCAGGTATCATAGCACATAACTTTGGATTTACTTCTTGGTCATGGGCTGATACCGAGTTAGGTCATTCATTGGCTGTACCTGAAGGCAAAGAACCTTTGATAGTTTTTCAAGGTGAAATGGCTGTTAATTTAATTGGTTTATCTCTTGATGATGATGATGATATAGTTGAACAAAACCCTGCCGTTGGTGAAAGTGTTTTTGTAAAACTAAATGGCGGTTCGTTAGCTTCATCTAGTGAAGATGTTTTAGTAGGTTACCTTAAAACACAGTTTAAGGTAAATGCTACTGGTTTAATAAATTTTGATAATGAATTACCTGCAAACACTCTTTTGTGTTCAGTATTTGCTTAATATAAAAAACGGAGAAATAAAAAAATGAAATTTAACAACCAATTTATTCAAGATAGTTCTGATTATAAATCAAAACTAAAATATGATAACTACGAAGAAATGGCTAAACTTTCTAAATGGGTAGGTGTAAACGATCATGATATTACTTCTAAAAAAAGTAATGGTACTGGACTTGGTTTTAAACAAGGTGTAGCTGGTCAATTTGGTACTACTTATAATGATATTATTGTAGTTGATAGTATGCAAGATAAGTACGAACTAGTACAAAAAATGGTACAAGATGCTGATAGCTCTGGATTCAATATTGCTTCTAGTGGTATTCCTGCAGCAATGGCTACCATCTATACTAAAGAAGTATTTGAACAGTATCAAAAACTATTAACTATTGATGATATTGCTGATAATTATCAGCAAGGTTCTATGGGAGTGCAAGCAATTGCAATTCCTACTTCATCTCCAAGTGGTAAGATGGCTCAATATAGTGATGGTTCAAACAAAAACATTGTTGATTTTAATGCTAACTGGGTGTATAGAGATGTTGCAAGACTTGAGATTGGTATGCAAGTAGGAGACCTTCAAGAGGCTGTTTTTTCATTAGCTAAAATGAATGTAGCTGATGAAAATAGAAAATCTTTAATGACTATAATGGCTCAAAACCAAAATGATATATTCTTTAGAGGATACAAAAGTGAGTCTACTAGAATATTTGGAGTAATAAACGATCCTGATTTAAACCCTTTTAAAGCTTTGCCTGCTACAGGTAGAGACCTTGATGGTAATCCAAGTTCCAGCTGGTTATATAAGACTCCTGAAGAGCAATTAAATGATTTCCTGGAACTTATGCTTGCTCCTATATCTCAACGCACTGGTGGTAGAGTTAGACCTGAATCTAAAGGTAAATTGATACTAGACCCAGTAACTTTTATTGCTATTACCAAATCTACAGTAAACTCTGTAAATATTGCTGATAACACTTTTGCTACTTGGTTGTCTAAAAACTTCCCTAACATTAAAGTTATTTCATCTGAAAACATGAGTGCTGATTTAAATGGCTACGAAGATGACACAAATATTGCTATACTATCTATTGATGATGATAGCGGTGCTAACCCTTACAAAAAACTATTTACTGACTTGGTAACAGGTCATGGTGCTGTAAGAGAAGTATCTTCTATACAAGAAAAATTTTCTTGTGGTTTAGGTGGTACAATTTGTACTAGACCGTCAAACGTTCAAGGTGTATTTGGTATTTAATATCAAAGTATAATAAAATAAAAAAAGGATACAAAATGTCAAAAATTACAATTCTATCTTATTTACCACAAGCTATAGCTTTTCCAGTGACTCAAAATGAATCTATGGATACTTCTAAATTAACAAGCTCTGAAAAAGAAGCATATCTGGCTACAAAAGTTAGGTCTGTTAATTCAATTAAAAGAAAAGAATTTGTTATCAATGGTACAAATTCTATTGTTAAATTGTACGGTGTTAGCCATGTAAGTAATTTGCCTGCTGAAACTGAAATAGATGATAGCCTTTGGCATAAAATAGTTAAAAATTACGGTAATCTAAGCGTATTTAAAAACAATAAAATTATGATTAAAGATAAAAGTAGTGAGTCAAAGTCTAAAGATATTCAAATATCTAAACTTGATTTTGTGAGTGATGATGAAACATCATTTAAACTAGGCAAATAATTATTTATTTTCATTTTCTAATTCTTTATCTAATATTTCTATTATATTTTTTAATATAGCATTTACCATTTCTAATTTTTCAATTTTAATTTTTAACTTTTTCTTTTTCATTTTATTTATCCTATTTTTTTTTAAATTATAACCAACATAAAGTAAGGTGATTAATAATTATACTATAGCAATATTGTCTCAATATTTATTGCCGATTAATGAGTAAACACTAGCCCTTAATTGGGCTTTTTTTTTATTCTAAAACAACAGCGTGAATAGTTTTAACACCTTGTAAAAATCTTAATGCGAGTAGATCATGATTATCAACACAAATATACTCATACATCTCAAAACCATATTCGGAATATGTTTCTTTTCTAAGCACAACGGTTAGCAAATTTAGCTCATTAACCCGTGCTGTAAGCTCCTCTAAACTATTTTTAATACTTGGGTATATGATATTATACATTTGCACAACTTTTATCTGGTCGTGCTTGTAACCGTTTTCTTTTAAGTAATTTGGCATTAGTCCTCCATGTTTTCTAATTTTTTTTAATAACTTATTATTTTTTATTTCCTATTATAAAATTATTAAACTTTTACTACCCCTATCATTTATTTCAATAAAAGAAACATCTTTTGTAATTGTATGAGACACACTACTAATTTCATGCCATTTTTTATTTTTAATAAATTTAAGTATTTTTTTAATCATATCAATATCCTTTTTTATTTATTTATACAACTGAAAAGTAATTTATATACTTTCTGTTATTTTTTGCTGTTAATTCCTTGCCTATTATACTATTAGAAGTTAATAACTGATCAAGTATTGTTTCTCTAGTGTTAGGGTCAACATCTTGAAAATTTCTAGCTAGCATTGTTTTAGTTGTAGCTTTTTTATTTTTAGTATTAGATTTAATAAAATCTTTAAATTTAATAAGATTTTCACCATATGAAGTTGTAACAACATCATTAGATTGAACATGGAAGTATTGAGCTGTAAACATTGCTATTTCCTTACCCCATTCCCATGCTTTTATATCTATAACAGGATTTAAATAATCTATAGATATAGCATATATAAGAGATAGTTTGATAGCATTTTCTACTACTCTACCATAAAGAGAAGCTATATTTTCATTATCCATATTAGTGTATCTTTTAAGAGATTTTCTAAGGTTGATAATTTCTTGTCTCACTTCATTAGTATCTTTAACTCTTAAACCTTTTTCATAATCATCAAAGTTTTTAGATAATGAAAAATTCATTTTACTTTTTTCTGCATCTTTTTTAATATGATTAACAAAGCCAGTCACTTTTGATAAATTACCAGCAACGCTTAAATCATCAAATTCATAAGTTTCTGTATTTTTTATATAATAATCATTATCAAATACAAGTAACCTACCTAACAGTCCCGAAGTACTATCTCCACCTGTTATAGCATCTTTAAAGGTCGATGGTGTGGTAGAGCCGTGTACACATACAATAGGGTTCTCAATCTTTAATGTATCATCCTGTGATGCGTACTCAGTACCCATAAAAACAGATGACGAACTTGTATATAATGTTAATAATAATGTGATGATAGAGCTTTTATGCTCATTCTTTGATTTTGATATAGTACTAAGTTGCTTGCCCAACTCATCCATTAAATATATTTTAGAGCTGTTGCGTTCTAAAGATTTAATAATACCACTATCAGATGCCCATTTCTCACCACCGAAATAATCTTCAATATCTAATATGTTAGCTAGCATTTTTAAAGTCTTTCTTGGGCTATCTTTACCACTACTAGACTTGCCTACTGACATACTCATTAGATTGGTTCTAAGAGATGATGGTGATATATAAGATTTACCAGACAAAACTGCTATAAAAGATATCGCACCGGCTAAAGCAAACAAAGGATTAACATCCACATATTCCTCATTTTTCTTTTGCTGTTTTATCATAATGTCAAAAACTTCCTTCATAATACCACCAATTTCAAAAACTTTTGATGATAACATAGGGTTTACTGGTGTGCCATCTTCTAAAACAAGGTGTTCATTTGATATAGATTTTTTAAATAAATCAGCTATTTCAAACTCTTTAATTATATTATCATCTGCTTGGTACTTGCTAACACTGTTAACAGTGTTGGCTAATTCTGCATTACTTAAAGGATTTGTAAACCTACTTTGATTGATAGTTTCTGCAAAAGATAACATCTCTGATTGACTAAAACCACCTCTATTAAGATAACCCATTACAGATGTTAAAAAGTTATTTCTTTCACCTTGTCCTATCTGAAAGTCGTTATTAGTTTCTTTCATTGGCTTTTTAACAACTTCTGTTGTTATTTTTTGTAAAATTAATTCAGGTAAATCAGCAATAGAAGCTATATCAAATTTATTTGGGAATTCATCTTCGATATCATACCAACTATAATTTGGGGTTGGTGCTGTAACGACACAACCATTAAAAGACCTAACATCTAAACCTTTAATAATGTTTGTTGAAGATTTTATGTTGGAATTATCTTTAACTCTAAAAAAGTAATGATATCCTTTGCTCTTTGTTTCTTGTGTTAATGTACTTCCTAAAGATATACCAAAAATATTTTCAACAGCTTCAACTATATTTTTATTATTTTTATAATCTAAATCCAATACAACTATATTTTTATTTGGCTGTATTGCAAAATGTTCATGCCTAGCCAACATTTCATCGCTAAATGTCTCTGTAGTCCATGATTTGGTGTATGGTTTATATTCCCTACAAGGTACTACTTTACCCAATTCACCGTATATTTCATTTAAATAAAACATTTATTATCCTCATTAATTAAAAAATCACCATTGTATATCTTTTATTTTGTTTATTTTATTATTTTTATAATCAACTAACAATGCTTTTGGTGGTATATAATACCTACTTTCTATCAAAACTTCCTCTATTGTTTCGCCACTACCACCCAAACTATATATAATATTTTTAGCTTGCTTAACTGCTAATGGGCTTCTAGGCTTAAAATCATCTTTATGCGGTAATTGTAGATATAAATCAAAAAAATTAAAATTAACGCACTCAAATACAATCCTAATACACATCTGCTTAGTATCTAGTTTAGGTTTGTGTGCCATCAATGTTACACCTACACATTCAAATTCTTTTAAGTTTTCAACTGTGGACATTAAAGACCCATCGTAAGCACTAAAATCATGAACAAATTTTCTTATAGGAAACTGATAACCACAATCTAAACATTCTTTTGATTGAATTGGTACTAAAGATTTGCAATCTAAACATTCTTTTGCTTTATTTTCTTTAACCAATTCTTCTTTTTCTTTTTTACTCATACCTTTTAAAACTGGTTTTAAATCATCTAAAAAACCATGTCTTTCAATATTATTGCCATAATCTAATAACAAGGCATTTTCTTTGTTAGGTGCAAGTCTTAAAGCTCGACCAACTGCTTGAGCGAATATCCTGGTTGATAATGTAGCTCTTAGCATGACAATCATATCAATATCAGGCACATTAAAGCCTACTGTGAGAGCCACTACGCTGATTAAACATTTAATCTTATTATCTTTATATTCTTTTATTATTCTAGCTCTATCTTTCTTAGAAGTAGAACTGACAATTAACTCTGATGTAATGCCATATAATGATAATTCTTCTTTTACCATCATTGAATGGTCTATAGTGCACGCAAATATTATCCATTTTTTTCTATGTAATCCGTATTCTACAATTTCTTTTATTGAACTTTCAACTAAATATTTTTGTGCGAATATTTTACCCATATCTTTCGATGAATAATCACCCATGCTTTTTTTGACTTTTGTCAAATCTGCTTTAGCTGCTCCACCCTTAGAAATAACTGGTACTAAATAACCTAGCTCTAAAAGCTTTTTGTAATCAATTTTATAAGATAGACCATCAAAAAGATTGTTAGGGTTTGTTTGTCCATAAATATAACCGTTGTCAAGCCTGTACGGAGTAGCAGTCAATCCTATTAATATCAATTTAGGGTTAGCTATTTTTAATGTATTTAAAAACTTTCTATAAGTGGAATTATCATCATTATTTATTAAATCGCACTCATCAATTAAAACTAATGCTATTGAATCTAAAAGGTGTGCTTTATTATGTATAGATTGTATACCGCAAAATATTATTCTACCATATAATTCTTTCCTATTAAGACCAGCACTATAAACACTTGTTATATTTTTAGCACTAGGGCAGAATTCTAAAAACTCTTTACAATTCTGCTCTATTAGCTCTTGAACATGCGTAACAACTAAAACATTACCACCTTTACTCAAACAATCTTGTGCTATTTGAGATAGTATAAGACTTTTTCCTGCTCCAGTGCTTGCCTCTATAACTGGGGAAGTACCTTTACCATTCTTAATATATTCATAAGTGTGCTTAATCGCTTCTTTTTGATAACATCTTAGATTTTTCTTCATTTAATATTCCCTCTATTTTTTCAATAGCATCATCAATACCAAAAAAAACAAAATATTCATGACCAAGTTTTGTAATGTTATTTTCAAATTGAATTTGGTGCTTAGACATATTTTTATTTTTTTTATTTTTATGAGCGGGGTCTTTAAATTCTATAAATATAGTTTTATTTTGCATAACTAAAATCAAATCAGATACACCAGCAAGCACCCCCTCTTGTTTAAGTGAGACTGCTTCGCTTATATTTCTTTTTGAACCGTTAGGCACCGCAAATAATAATAGGCAAGGGTATTTTTGTCTAAAATAAGATACAAATAACTTTTGATGATAACTTTCTATTTTTTTCAATATAATTGCCTAATGATATCTTTAAGTAATAGCGTATCAGGTTGTCTTTTATATATTGAAAACCTTGTTGATGTAAAAATATCAATTTCTTTATTTTTATTAATTTTAATTATTTTTTCTGGCAATATATTGTTTATTAAATCATCATAAGAAAATAATCGACTTATTACAGTAACCACATTAACAACATGTTTTATTTTTTTTATTTCTTTAATTTCTCTTGATGCAATTCTTTTTTGTAATTTTACTTTAGAAATACCATATTTTTCACTAATTTCTGATATTGTAAAATATTCCATTATAAACACTCCTTACTAAATAAACAAAATCTACATTTAAAAGATTTTCTTCTTTGGTTATCATTATGTAATGTAACTTTATCAATTTTATCAAATGTATTAATAATAGCCATTTCATTATAATTAATAACCTCCTCATAATATTCCTCATTATCTTTACATAGTGCAAAAAATAAACCTTTATCAAGTTTTAAAGAGTGCATATATAATTGCATTTGAATATAATATTGATAATTAACCTCTGACAATCCTTTAGATACAACTTGATTAAATGAAGCTTTATTCATTGTTTTTATTTCAAGCAAATATTCATTATCTAAAATACCATCAATGTGACCTTTAAGAAATGAAGATATTTCAATCTCTTTTTGTTGATCGGTTATTGTATGACCTGCATTAATTATATTTCTTATAATTATATCTTCTTGGATGTTACCAGTTTCAAATATCTTAAATATTCTTTTATTATCTATAGCTGGTAATGTTTCAGCATGATAATAAGTATGCAAAAAATACTCGCATTGGTTGCCAGCTATAGAAGCTCTAAGAGTGTTTTTTTTCTTAGTGCTTGTATTGCTATAATAATCATAAAAACCCTTGATAATACCCATTAAAATGGAAAGTCAGTATCTTCTACTAAAGGTACTGTAGTATTAATTTCAACATTATCAGATATAGCTTTGTAAAAACTTACATTATTTTTACTTGTATCTTTTTTTTGTAATACAACTTTTGCGATAATTTGCTTTTCAACTAACTGATGCAAGCTATCCATTGTAATGTTTTCAATGCCTAAAATTTGCATAATTGATTTTATTTTTTTTCTGCCAATATCTTGAGCAATGCTAGATGATGGGAAGTTAACAAATAAGTTATCAAATACTTTTGCACCAAAATGCTCACCTTCGATAACTTCCATTTTCAAAGATATTCCTTGATATTTTTCTGTTACCTTTGTTGACGCATCCATAATCATTAATTTATACTCACCTACTGGCAGTGGCTTGTATTCGGTATCCATTGTTAATTCATTAAAATTATCACTTTTTACAAAATCGTTTAAAAAATCCATTATATTATTCCTTTAGTTTATTAATTTGCTCAATTGTTACTTTCTTATTAATACTTTCTAAATGTGATAGGTATATTTTAGCTTCTTTTCTTATATTACTATCAGAATCCTCTAAAGCTTCTTGGTTAAATCCTAAAAATCTATAGGCCTCTTTTCTTATATCCTCATCAGAATCCTCTAAA